ATGTGCGGACGAATTACACAGTACAGCCAGGCAGTGGAATACCTGTTCGCCCTGGACCCTCAGCTTCAGCTGATCGGCGGGGTTCCTTCCGAGCCTATCGGGCGCTACAACGTGCCGCCGCAATCAAAGGTCCAGTTGCTGCATCAGGACGAAGACGGGCTACGCATGGAAGGCGTGCGATGGGGTTACGCCCCGTTCTGGGCGCAAGGCAAGCGACCGCCAGCGATCAACGCCAGGGTAGAGACCGCAGCCACGTCCAAGTTCTTCCGCGATATCTGGAAGACAGGTCGGGCAGTTGTGCCGGCCGATGGCTGGTACGAATGGAAGAAGGACGAGGCGAACCCGAAGATCAAGCAGCCCTATCTGATCAAGCTGCGAACGAACACGCCGATGTTCTTCGCTGCCCTGGGCCAGTTTCGGCGAGGCGGCATGGGCGAGCCCCGCGACGGAGACGGCTTCGTGATCATCACATCGTCCAGCGGAGCCGGCATGTTGGATATTCACGACCGACGTCCGCTGGTGTTGTCGCCTGAATGCGCCTTGCACTGGCTGGATCCAGAGCTAGACCCAAACGAAGCGGAAGACATCGCGCTTGAGCATGGCCTAGGCGTCGAGGAGTTCGAGTGGTATCCAGTGGATCGTGCCGTCGGCAACGTCCGCAACGAAGGCGCGCACCTGATCGAGCGCATCAGCAATCCCTTACTATAGCCGTCGATCAGCAAGCGCTGGATGGGTTTTCAGCCGGCCTGATACTGTACACATATACAGCATCAGAGCAGACTATGGGCCGCGATATTTCCTTCACTCACCACACCAGCATGACCGTCGATCGCTGGCATCGCATGCTGGACGACGCAGCAGAACGCCGTGACCTTCCCCGGCTCTATCGGGAAAACCTTATCGAGGCCGCGGACGACATGCTTCGATCGGGCATTATCGATCCCCTGGAACACTTCGATCTGCTCGAGCTTGCGGAGTCTGCGTATTCACACGAGATCGAAGAGCAGATAGTCCGTCACCGTTACTTCCTGCGCTCTGGATCTTACGTGCTAGTGCGCGACGGCGCGGCGCTAGGGTATCTGTCGGGCACCGCCTTTAACTGGAAACCGCCTGAGAAACGCTGGAGCGCATCCCAGATAGACGCGAGGGTGACGCACACGGACGTTGGCCTGGAGCTGCTCAATCGAAGCGAGGAATCGATCGGACGCATAGATGGGAAACTTTGCATCACGCCGACCGGCGAGTATGAGCTGGTCGAGGTATCACGGATGATTCAAGGCAAAGAATTGCGCGCCATCGACGACCCGGACCTGTACCGGGCCGCCCTCGATGCAATCCAGCTGGCCAAGGAAGAAGGCGACACGGAGCGACATGCAGCACTCTCAACGCGAGCCAGCGTGTCGATCTTCATGCCTTGCCCCGCCTGCGATGACTCGTTCAGCAAGCGAGAGGACTGTGCGGAATGCGAAGGCAAGGGGTTCGTGCGCGAGACGCCGGACCGGTTCAGGTGGCGGAGTTAGCGGCAGGCCTCATTCGCCGCCAGCAGTTCGCGCTCGTAGCCGATCCTCTGGCGCCGCTCCGCCAGCAGTGCCCTGACCTTCAATTCCAAGCTGTCGCTCTTCCGCAGCCCTTCCGCAGCCCAAGGCGGCACTGCCACCTCATTCGTCCGGCACGGGACCGCCACCGGCACCTCTACGCGCACAATGCGAGGCTCAGGCTCAACGGCCTGACCAGCGCATCCCGCCAGCGCGGCGATCATTCCCACCAGCGCCATCCGCTTCATAGCCCCATCTCCGTATCGATGATCGATTCCGCAGCCGCGCATGCATCTCCCCCGGTCCTTTCCTGCTGCAGTCGATTCGCGGCCTGGTAGTCCTGCTGTGCTTCCTCGCGCGCGTCGGCTTGAGCTTGCTTCGCCTTTTCCTGCCGCTGATCGGCCAGAGTCCGCAGATCAGCGAGCGCGGCGTTCTGATCGTTCACTTGCACCAGCAGGTTCCCCCTCGTCTCCCGGCAGGCCGAGAGCTTCCCGAAAGTATCTGTCGAGGCCGCGCGCTCGGTCTTCAGCTCACCCTGCAGCCCAGAGACCCGAAACTGCTGCGCGCCAGCGACCACCACCAGGGCAGCGAACCACCAGAGCCAGGACGGGATCAGCTTCAGCCAGGCGGTCATTGCGCATCCTCAAACATCGCCCTCTCGGCGGCGCGCCGCTTGACCAGCCCCGGCAGGATTTTTCCACCGCCATGCACCCACCGGTCGAACTGAACGGCGGCGCCCGCATAGTCCCCGGCGTTGAGCTTGCGTAGCAGCGTCGAGTCGCGGAAGGCGGTGCCGCCGATGTTGAATACCAACGACGCCAGCGCATCGAACTGGTGCTGGCAGAGATGCATGGTGACCAGCCTGTCAATGTCACGTTCTGCGCTGTGCAAATCTTCACGCAGGAACTGCACGGCCTGATCCGCCGTGATCGTCATCCCAGGCTTCACGCCCTTGGTATGGCCGTATCCAATGGTGGGGATGCCCACGCCATCATCGTAGGCGCGCAGTCGCAATCCCTCGAATCGCTTGATGAGGTCGATGCCTCGTTGTGATGTTTGCATCGTCACTCCTTTGTATGGCGGGCAGGCAGCAGCGCGAGAGCGGGCGCTATGGCTCGCTCTCGGATTTCAGAGAGGGTCATGGGTGACTCCAGGCGAAAAAGCCCCGACTGGCGGGGCTGTTTGCATTAGGCGGTAGCGTCGACAGTATTGGACGAACCGGAGTTTGTAACTGTGCCCAATACTTTTCCGAAGAAACGATTCCCCTGGCTACCGTTTTCCAGCGTCAGATTCCCGCGAATAACCCCAGTGATCATGTTTTTGGTAGCAGTCCCCGTAATCCTGACATTGCCTGCGCAGTTAATGTGCAGGTCATTCCAGCTTCCAGAAATCACCAGGTCGTTCCCGCCGCTTCCCGATGCTCGCAGCTGCAGCTCGTTATCGTTGCCGCTAATAATGATTCCATCGCCACTGGCGCCAGACCCTCGGATATATCCAATATTCGAAGAGCCAGAAACGACGGCAATATTCGTCTCAGCGTTGTTTACCGTCAACGCCAGCGCGTGGCTGCTGGATTTAATTTCGGCTGCAATTGGTAATACGCCAGTAATTGCAGCCTGTACTGCGTTGGAACTACCGGAGTTGAGTATAAGCGAATCGCAGCGGATGGAGTAGTTGCTATCCCCGCCGTCAATGATAACTGTACCGTCATAGACGCCAGTGATGCAGTTCTCGATAGATGCGACACTCAGTGCACGGCCAGTTCCAGCGGGAGCAGAGGTGTTAGCACTGAGATTTGTGCGCGCAGCAGTGTTGGTCAGCGTGATCGAGTTGCTTGCGCCATCCTGCCCGGCGGCGTTGAATCGACCGCTGATGTCGTTGTTTGACCCAGTTACGCGCAGCGCTTCTTTTGTGCTGTTGTCACTAACTAGCGCATGCAGAGAGTTTGCACTACCAGTTACATGGTGAGCCACCCCGACAGTGCCCCGAGCAATTACAGCTGCCTCGGCGTTAAATGAGCCGCTAACACGATAGGCGTCTTCAGATTTAGTGCCAGCACCCGCTGCGTTCGAGAACACAGCAGCAGCACACACCCCTGCGTTATAGTTCCCAGCCAGATTCCAGACATATCCGCCCGTGTTAAACGCCGACACCCCCTTAATTACAGCGCGCTGTCCGTTCTGAACAATGCCGTTCCCCGGAACACCCTGCCCTGCGTTCTCAAATGTTATGTCAGTCCCAGAGAACGCATAGGCGTTAGCGTCAACAAAAATCGACGCCTCCCTACACGCCTGAGATGCGTATTGCAGGACGCTAGTTCGATAGCCGCCTACATAGATCCCGTACCTATCGGCCCAGTCCACATCCACGAAATTAACGTGCATTTCGCCAGCGTTTAGGTGCATTACGTCGTAGGTGGGTGTGACGGAAAGGTCTTTCTGGTCGATCCATAGATGCTCAATAACGCCATCCGCCTGCCCGGCATTGACGGTGATTGTGTGTCCGTTGATCCCCTCGATCCACGAACTGATCCCATCGCCTGTCAACCGCAGAGCGTTGTAATCCCACACAAGACCGCCATTGACTCCGTATTTACCGGCAGGAACGCGTACCGCAGAGTCAATATTCAGCGCCGCCTGCAGGGCTTCTGTGTCATCGTCTCCGCTAGCCGCGGTTGCGCCAAACATCTGCGGCGTCAGCCAGCTAATGGCGTCTGGCAACTTGCCGTATGCGAGGCCGATCCGCTGCCAGCCGCCTGGCGCAGCCAACTCCTGTCGCAGCGAGTCATCAACCCGAATAACCAATTTCGCCTCATCGGTCGCCCAGCTACCGGAAAGCGCCACCGGGAACGACGACGGTAGCTTGATCGCGTACAGGATTCCCGGAGTAGAGGCGCGCTCGATCAGCTGGGTAGGCCGGTCGACCGTCAATGGGGTGCCATCGACGTATTCCAGAACATCTGGCTCGAAGCCGGACGCGGCCAGGAAGGCTGTAAAATCCGCCTCCATCCCTGCCCAGCTCTTGCGCGACACGCCACGTCGATCAGGGTAGGAGCGCTCAGGCCCTACACTCAGCTTGTCGAAATTCTGCGCGTTGTCGTACAGGTCCCGCGCGTCGGTCGAGCCAACAGGGTTTCCGGTATTGAAAGTCATGCGTTTACTCCAGGCGTGCAAATCCGCACGGCGTCCTTGCGGGCCGTGTCCGGTATGTGGTGTTGGCTAGTTGTTAGGCGGGAGGTGTGGCGTCGTCGTAGGCGTAGACTTCTGGCGCGTAGTTGACTGCCTCGACAGACGCGCCGTCAGTGCCGCTCGGGCTGATCGACGTGATCAGTGCCGGATAGCTCCAGCGGTTGACCGGCCCGAACAGCAGGTGCGGCGGCTCAATGCTCCACGAGGTGTCTGGCTCAAAGTCGAGCCCTGCGATCGACAGTCGATAGTCATCTATGCGCGTCGCGGCGTATGGGCCGGAGAGCGTGCCGTCCGGCCGGCGAATACCAACTACATGCGCGCCGCCGGCAGACCAGTCGAGCGGCTCGGACGACTCGATGATGCCGTTATCGTAGCTCAGCATCAGCGCGCTCTGGCCGTAGCCGGGCACGTCATCCTGAAGCGGAACGTAGCTGAGATAGCGCGAGTTCAGTGCATCAAGTTCCGTACCGAAGCTGTACGACCATCGCCGGTATTTTTGCTCCATTCGGCGCCGCATCCCGATCCGCCATGCCTGCGTTCTGCCAGTCACGCCGTCGAGTTTCATCTTCTCGACACGAACCCCGGCATCACCCGGAAGCCGGCACTCTACCGTCTCTTTCTGCCAGGTCTTCCCGTCGGTGTACTCCACATCCACGCCGTCGAAGTCGTCAGGCTTCAGGGCGGAGAACTGCCGAGTCAGCGGCTTGGTCATGTTCTGCGGCGTATAGGGATGCTCCATCACCGTGCGCGGCTCATCACGCACCGGGCGGATCAACCCACGGTCAATCGTGAAGTCCGCGAATCCGGCCTGCAGGGCTTCCAGTAGCGACTGTTTGACCGTTCCCGCCGACTCTATTGCAGCGTCGTAATAGTCGCCGCGCGCGGTCCAGATTGCGTGCAGCCGGTCAAGCTCCGCCATGTCCAAGTCGTCGTCGGTGTAGCCGATCGAGTGCGCGACGTGAATTATCCACGGCACGATATCTCGTGTCGGAGTCTCCACATCCCAGGCGCCGCCATTGCGGACGGGCAGCACACGAGTAGCCTCAACCGACACGAGATTTTCTGACTGAGAAGCCAGCCTTTCGCCGCCTCTTACTCGCACCGCCAAAACCGTCACGCCTTCATAGGCGCTCTTGATGGATAGACTGGCCTTCAGGCCGTACCACTGGACCACGTCTTGCACATTCGTCTTGGTCGATTTCGCACCTATCCTGCGCATTCGGACCTCTGGCCGCATTGCGTAGGGGAGAACTACCTGCTCCGTATAGCCAATAGTGTTGAGCGTTTTGTTGTTGTATGTCTTCGTTACCGCCGTCCATTCTCCAGCCGAATCACGATCTCGGTACTGGAACTCTACTGTGACCGACCGAGCCCTAAGCGCTCCAGATTCCTGATCGATATACGAGAGACCTTGGGGGAACATCACATCCCATTCCAGTTTCTGCGTAGACTCGCCATCGGGGCACGCAGAGAACGGGCCTGCCCATGCGCCCTCTTGGGTGGAACCGTCAAGGTAAAGACTGGCAGCGCCCGTAGTCAGCGGAAGAAATCCTGGCCAGACCGAGTCGGTGGCTCCGGTGTCGGTGAGACGGTCTACCGATATTGCGTACTCTCCGGCTGCCGTGATCCGGTATCGAAGCCCAGCATAGCCGATGCCCATGGTTACCAAACCCGTTTTCAGGCCAGTAACCGCGCCGCCTCCTACATAGCTTAGCGTCATTTCGTCAGGGGCATCGACTCCCTCGACAAACGTCTCTACTTGATAGAACCCGGAGTTGTCGCCAACTATCTCGATCTGCATGCCGACAAAAGGTGCCAGCTGCGAGAGGTCCCCTTGAATGATATCTCTGGAACTCTCCCCCTCCACAACCGTATACGCATAAGGAACCTCAATACGCACGATCATCCCCGCAGCCCAGCCTTCGGGGAATTGGCCGGCGCCCGAGGGGATGCCAACGTCGTACCCCACGAAACCGTACGCAGTTGCCCCCGGGTCAGGCTCAACGGCAAAGGTCGCGTTCAGCTCCAAGCCTGCGGTTCCCGTAGAGGTGGCCCCAACCTCTGATGCGGCGTGCCACCATCGTGCCGCGGGCTCAGCACTCAAATCGGCGCCCGGCTGATAAATCGCGAATTGAGCGTCAGCACCTAAAGAGATGATCGGTGTATCCCCAACGCGAATGCGGCTTGCCGGCAGATCGTACTTGCCTTTACCGACACACAGCAGCATCTCGATCCAGTGTTCACGCGGCGCACCAAAGTAGCGATGTGCTGGCAGCAGGTAATCCGGGTAGCGCTTGAAGCGGCCAGCAATCTCTGGAATTACGGCGTTCAGCGATACCTGGTTTCCTTTTACCCGCGCAAGGTCGAGATCCTGACCCTTCCCGGGGTTTTTCGGGGCGGTCGGCGCTTTGGGCTGAGCAAACGGGTTGCCGAGGCCGAACAACTTGGCCAGCGGGCCGGGCCGGAAGATCGATTCCAGCGTGCTGCCCTTCGGCTCGACGCAGATCGAGACGCAGTCGGCTGGGGAAAACTCCGCGACACCCCACGATTCCGGGTCAACCACCTTCCCGTTGATGGTTACGCTGATCGGCGCCTGGTCGCGAGCCTCAAAGCTCGGCACGTTGGCGCGCAGCCAGGCCGCGACACTCATGCGTTCGCTCGTTTCGTGGAGCTCAGCTGGCTCGGCCGAAAACTTGCTCGCGTAAATCTCGATCGGCATGGTATTTCACTCGGTAGTAGGTGCGTTCGAAGTCGGCTATACGGAGCCAGCGGCAGCCGGATTTCGGGTTGATCTCAAGCACAGCCAGCATCCCGTCCAGCTCAAGGACGACGCCGACATGCGTGCATAGCTGGCCACTCATTACGGCGGCCAGGGCGCCAGGCATTGGCGGGCCGTCAGGTAACAGATCGGCATAGACGCGATAGGACTTGGCCGACTCGCGCAGGCGGTGGCGGCTGATAACCCCAGCATCGGGCAACGGCGGCAGGCCCAGCAGCTCCTGCCGTACAGCGCAACTGAGCCCCCAGCAGTCATACTCCCGAACGCCGCCCACGACCTCGCCTCGCCCGCCGTCTACGTAACGGGCGAACAGGTATGGCTCTAGCATCAGAGGTATCTCAAGCCGGGGGAGAACGCCGTGGAGTAAACGTCGCGCGGCCACTGCCGGTTAATCAGATCGAAGAACCCGGCCTGCAACTGGACCGTCGAGCCAATCATCTCGCCGCCTAGGATGGTCATGCGATACGGTCGCTCGGCCGGCTCGCTCAAGTTGCTGGCAAGGAACTTGCGGTAGATGAGAGTAATCCGCTCTTCTGCCTCAAGCGCTGCGTCGACCTTCTGCTGTGCCGTACCCATGACGCCATCGACAGCGAAATCCAGCGTCTGATTGCCGCGATTGCTGCGCTCAGGCTCGGCTAGCTGGAATGCTGCCGCCTCAAAGGTCAGCGCACGCCCGTTCTCGTCGATCACAGACTGATTCTCGAACCCCTCGCACAACAGGATCTGCTCCGCCCAGGCAGCGCATGTGATCTCCAGCGTGTGAATGATCACGTCGCCGCCCGAGGCATAAACCCTTTCTAGCGCCTCGCTCATTGTGGCCACTCCTCGTTGACCCCTTCGTCAACGGCACCCATAAAGGTCTGGTATGTGGATTCTGGCCATTCGCGGTTTAGCGCAAGGTCGATGATGCTCATGCCAGCAATGAATCCGGGGAAGCTGCCCCAGCCTGGCGAAAGAATCGGGCGTTCGCGCAGTTCAAGTTGAGCGGTAAATTTCCAGTGACTGATACCGACCAGTGCCGGCCCCTGGTAGATATCTGTGAACCGCGCAACGTAATCAAGGATGCCCTCCGGCGTTTTGAGGGGGCACTCGAACCACTCAGAACCAGACTTCAGCGCATCCTCGAACCACGCCTCGAACAGCAGTGATTGGTTGTCGCTAAGAATCCACGACACTGCCGCCATCGTCGGCACCGACGTGAACCTCCGACGCTGCCTTGCTCGGCCGCTCTGCATCTCCGTACGCTGCATGGGACTCACCGCCTGGAAGGCATAACCCTCTCGCAGCGGAAGGGGCAAATACTCGCGCGGGTACTCGATCATTGCCCAACCCCTTGCAGTCCGAATTTACGGCTGATCGCTTGCTGCGCCTTGCCGTCGCTCATGATGTTGCTCACGAAGATATCGATGACGTTCTGTCCGTCTTCCTCGCGGCTATTCACCTGGCCTGCCTTACTCGCGTCTTCGTAAAGATTAACGATCGGCGCGCCAGACCCGCCCTGCTGAATGTCGCTCAGCGTCTTGTCCAGCTTGGCGCTGGTTTCGGCGGTTGTGACTCGCTCACCCTTCTCCAGCAGCCAGGTTCCGGTTGCCGGGATAGAGTCGATGCCGTCGTGGGCCATGCCGGCCAGGGCCATGGTTTGCGAAAGGCCAACCGTACTTGTGATGCCGGCCATGGCAGGCACCGAGTTGGCGCCAAAGGAGGCCAGAGAGGCCATCGCAGCGGCAGGAGCATAAGCCGCGGCAATGCTTGTGCCGGCAACCGCGGCGCTTGCAACGGCCGTGGCTTCGCTGGTTTTCCCCAGCATCAGCTGGACTGCGTGGTAAGCCACCCACTGCGCAGCCATCTGTCCAAGCGCGTTTACTACGGAGCGCGCCATACCTTCAGCCAGGCCAGAGATAGCGTCGCCAAATGACTCAGCATCGAAAACCATCGACTCGAATGCGTCACCGAACCTGCCGGTGAAGTTCTCCAGCATCACGCCGGACAACTCGTCGAAGGACTGCAGGTTTTCTTCGGCGGCGGCCAGGTATCGCTCCCAATAGGAGCCATTGACCTCGATCATCTGCTCGTTGTGTTCCTGCTCAAGCCTGAGCAGTGCCTCGTTGCGCTCCTCTGCCGTGAGCAGCGTCGCATCCATGATGATCTGGCGGCGGCGCTCGTATGACTGTTTGATCTGCTCCTCTTCGCTCAACAGCGAATCGACAATCGCCAGCGCGTCGCGGTTCGTTTGCTCCTCCGCCTCGTTGAGCGCCTTTACTGCAGCAGCCTGTCTTTCAAGGCCAGCGACAACGGCCAGCGATGCCTCAGCCTGTGCCAGTTGCGCTTCAGTAGCCCCCTGCGCAGCCAGGTCATACAGAGCCACCTTATCGGCAGTCATTCCCCAGACTGCTGCCGCGCGCTCAAGAGCACTGAGCTGCTTCTCTACCGCATCGCTTGAATCTTTCGCGGCGCCTGTGATTGAGCTACCGGCACGGGATGCGGCACGCCCCGTCTCTTCCAATAGATCAGCCATTGCCGCAATAGTGGGATTTGTGGTTCCGCTGGACCCAGCATTGTCGATGGCTTCAATAGCTGCAGCGGCCCGGGATGCCGTCTCCTCAAGCTCATCACCAACCATGCCTGCCGCTTTCGAGATCGCATCCAGGCCATTCGGGATCTCGCTAGCGATGAACGCGAGACCCGCAAGACCCTTCCCGGCCAGCTGGAATGCCGAGTAAGCGCCAACACCTGCCCTGGCAACGAACTTGAGTACCGAAACGATCTTGTCGCCCACCTCGGCGAAAGTCTCTCCTTCAGCCGATACACCAACCAACTCTGCTGCCATGTCTGACAGAGCCGGCAGCATCGCCTCCATGATTTGATTCGATGCGCCGTCGGCAGTCATCTTCAGCAGCGTGGTAGCAGCTGACAGCTCATTTGCAGCGCGGATGGTGTCCTGGCTCATCACTGCGCCAGCGGCGGCTGCGGCATCGCCCATCAGCTTGAATCCGGCGCCGCCTTCGCGTAGCAGAGGAATAAGCGCTGTTGTATCTGAAGCCATCGACTCCAGATAAAAAGACATCTGGTCTTGGCTAAGCCCCGCTTTTTCTAGCGAGTTGTAATAAAGCTGCAGGCCTTGCGGACCTGAAAGGCCTTTAAATGCATCGGCAGTAATCCCGATCTGCGGCGCGATCTGCTCGAAGAAGTCCTTCATCCCACCGCCGCCAGACTGCTGGAACTCGCCTACCTTCTCGTTGAAGTCCTTCAGCTGGTCTGACAGCTTCTCTTGGCTGATGCCTACAACGTCTGCAGCTGCTGCGTAGCGCTGAAACTCTTCAACGCCGGCGCCAGATATGGCCGCAAAGCGGCTAACCTCGCCAGCCGCCTTGACGGTAGAAACAGTCATGGCAGCAAGCCCGGCAATCGCAGCCGCAGAGGCAGCACCAACTGCAGTGCCGATTACCTTTGCGTCCTTCTCAACCTGCTTGCGCCACTTAGCTGACTCGCGGCTAGCCTTGTCCATGCCTTGTGTGAAGCCGCCCACTTTTGCCACGAGATCAAGCGTAAGGGTGCCCAGTGATTTGCTGGCCATTCAGTTTCTCCGGGCATGAAAAAGCCCGCACTTGGCGGGCTTTGATTTGTCTACTTCGTCAGAACAGGCCTGGCGATGTGTAATTTGAAACGCTGTAATCCTTTGTCACGCCATCCGGACTGAGAATTACAGTCAACACCCTGCTACCGGAACGGAATCCGCCAACTGAAGAGTACGACCATATCCAGGCAAACGACTTGCCTCCTTCAGCGCTTACCGATGTTGACGACGGGCTTCCAAAAATTTCTAGCAACTCCGGCTCTGTAGTCGATCCAACCTGTATTTGATCAACTTGCTGCTTTGTAAATTTGGTGCCAACAGTGCATCCAGCAAGGACAAAAGCAGCGAATAGAACGATGATGGCGCGCATGGGTTTCCTCCCCTTTGAAAGGGAGGAATGTAGCATTAAACCCATGTCTTCAGTTCGTCCAGGGTAAGCACTGGCTGATCGTGATGAGGCGCGAAGTCATGCAGCTGGTAACCACCGTTCTTCGATTTGCTGTTGGCATAGAGCGTTGCCAGGAGAGCTGAACCGCGCTCTATGCGCATCCCGAGGTTGAGCGAGCCGCGCTTTTGCCGGTACTTCATCCAGGTCAGGAACTCGCTGTGACTCAGGTTTGCCTGAGCCTCAGCAATAGTCCGCCCCCCGATTCCGTTCATGACGAGCTCGCAGAACACTTCCTCTTCGTCGGTCAGCTCTGCGTCTTTCCCAGCCCGTTGACCTCACCGATTACGCTGAGCAGCGCCATGGTGAGGTTGCCGTCTAGCGGGCCGAGCTCGGGATCTGCCTCGCCAGTGATGTCGGCTGGGGTAAAGACTGGCTTGCCTTCCTGATCGCAGATACACGCGGCGATACGGCCGGCAACACCGTCACTCTTCCCGGTGAGCGCGGCCAAATCGGCACGAGCGGACAGGTAGGAAAGTGGCCGGACGTAGACGGTAGCGGTTAGCTCGTCCTCACCCTGCTTCCAAGTGATTTCGCGCTCGACCGGGGCGCCGGTAAAGGCGCCCATTTGCTTGAGTGAATCAATTCTCAGCTGCATGGTTACACCTTCGGAATCAGCGCAGCGGGGCCGGAGCGCTGAATGGCTGCGGCAGAAGTCACGACGCTGTTAGCTGCCAGATCGAACGGAACGTCACTCAGGTAACCCTCGAAGGTGTACCAAGTGCGAGTAGCAGGCAGCTCGAAGTCATCACCCTCAGTGTTCAGCGTCGGCGCTTCGGTGCCATCTGACCATCCCAGCGCCCACTTAAGAGTTGGGGCCGGATTCATTTGGCTCAATTCGAACATGCGGATGTGCGAAGGCTCGCGTGGGTCGAAATTGACCGTAAGCGATGCTGATGCTGGCGTGCGAAGGCCGGGCATGTAGGAACGATCATTCTCTTCGAGACAGGTAGTCTCGATCTGGTCGGCAGGGTTGCCGCCTGGGGTGAATGCGGTAGCGCAGGCAATCGCCAGCACTTCAAAGACTTCGGGGTCGGCATCGGTCGGGGCCAATACGTATACCTGCGAGCCTTGGGACAAAATAGCCATCGTGTGTATCTCCGTTGCGGGTTTCTTGATTGCGCGTTTGCGCAGGCATAAAAAAACCCGCACATGAGGCGGGTTGTTGGGGTGATTCGGTTTAGCGTGGCGTAAGCCAGTCCACGTCAAAGGACAGGCGATAGCGATTTGTCTCGTTGTCGCGTGATTCGCCTCCCCATCGAACGATGTAGGCGTTCAATTCGATGGCATCACGCAGCGCTTTGCCGACTGCACGGGCGGAACTTCCTGTCGCCGCGTATACATCGATCTGGAGCGTGAACCCGTCGATGTCCGGGCGTCCGGCCAGGTAGTTCTCTGGCGAGCCGCTGACGAGCTGCCAGACGGCATAAGGGAGCGTCACGCCCTCCGGAGCCTCCCCGAATGGGAACAGTCGAACGGGACTGGTGCCCAGCACCGCTGTTACGCCAGGGTCAGCAGCGGCGACCTGAAAGATTGGCGGGAACATGATCTATCCCTGCCTCGTTAGCTTTTTAGTTGATCGGCGAATAGCCCTGTCGATTGCCCTGCTGTATTGAGCGACAAACTCATCGACCGCAGCGCCTGCCGCCTGTTGAGCGGCCGGCCTTAGAAAGGGACGCGCCGGCGCGTGCTCGCTTCCAAACTCAAGAAATCGCCAATACCATGTGTCTCCGCCTGGGTTTGATTTATCCCCGAGCGTGGCGTAGCTCTTCCCTGCACGCCCGGCCCTGACGTTCTCTTTAGTGTTTGCGTACTGCCGCGCCCCACCGAGTATCCCGACACGGAACATCAGATCCCCGTTCTGCCGGAATCGCTTGCCAGACCAGCGCACAGCGACGTTCTTCTCGATGCTCTCGGGAGTAGCCGGATCATCAAGACGCTTTGCGTTCTCAATAGCTTGGCGCTGAATAACCTGGGCAGCCTTGCGGAGGGCAAAACGCCCGCCTTTCATGCGCACGTCAATCTTTAGGGAATCGATACGCGCCAGCACATCTTCAAGCCCGTTTAGGCTGAAATTAACAGTGTCGCCACTGACGCCTACGCCTGTTGATGGAAGGTTATTAGCCATCTGATACGCCCTCAGAAACCGGCAAAGTGATGTATTCGAGCCCTGAATCGGCGTCCGGCAGCGCGCCGCGGATCGCGTAAACCTTGCCGCGGTGCAGAATCCGCATCGTCGGTAGGATACCCGGCCGGTAGCGGATGACGATTCGCGCCGTGATTTCCGACTGATTCGCCTGTGCTGCTATGAATTCGCGGGCTGACAGTGGCTCGATTGAGGCCCATACCGATGCAAAATCAGTCCAGCCAGGCAGCATTTCACCAGTAACAGGGTCTTGCACGAGGCCCGGCGCCTGGAACTTCACGCGGTGGCGCAACTTTCCGGCTTTTATAGCCATGTCGCCTCCTAGGCTAACGCCGGATCACGCAGCGGAAATAGCAGCGCGGTCACCGGTCTAGGAAGGAAACCTTGCTGGTACTCGTTGCCTTCATCGTTGTCGCGATCCTTGTACAGATACCCGACCATAAGCAGCGTTGCGGCTTTCACTTCGAAGGGCACCTCACCATCGATCAGAGCGCCCGTCTCGTCAATGAATGCTGGCTTCTTCAGGTAGTTGATGACTGCGCCGCTGGCGGCGTGAATCTTGAGGGTCAGGTCAGGATCATCGTCTTCGGCGTCACTGCGAAGATGAAGTCGGGCCTCTTCTAGGGTTACGAGCATCATTTGATCGAAACTCCTTTCCCCGGGTCGTGCTTCGAAGCGTTTTCGCGCAGGTCCTTCCCGTCGCGACCCTTCTTCACGGCAAGACGCCAATCTGAGGAGCTGCCCGGCACGCCTTCAGGCGCATCCTTCTGAGCGATCCAGTAGCAACCGCCGTATGTGGTGCCGTCGCCCTGCTCGTAAATCGCAGCCTTCTCGCTGGAGTAGACGCCCCGATCGATGACTGCGGCGATCTTCAGCGACTTCTCGATCACTGTTTCGCCGGCTTGCATCTTCACCGTGACAGTGCGGCCGTCCTCACCAAGCGACAGATCAAAACTTTCCAGCGGCAGCGCATCCCGGCCATCCGCACCATCCTTCGGCACAGGCATTCGATCCGCCGCTTTGTCGAATGTGTCGCGCGCTTGGCGCTCCCAAGAAAGCACCAGATCAGAGAAGCGGCGCTCGAATGTGGCGGCGACTTCCTCTGCGCTTGGGGGCTTAGGCGGCTCGAACCCCTTGAACAGGTTGTCCAGATGCAGGCGCAGAGCCTCCATGTCCGCATCCTTCCCTGGCTTTGGCTCCGGAATTGATTTCACGGCCTCGGAAACCATCTCGGCCAGCATCGGACGGACATCTTCAGCCGCTACCGATTTTCCATCTTCAGGCTTGGAAAGCGCGGCAACTGCTCTGCCGACTTCGACCTCAACCAGCGGTGCCAGCTCTTCTGCCGTCACGCTTTTGCCGTTCTCCGCATCCGCTCCCGGCTCGCCGTCTTTTGGCTTAGGGATTTTTCCCAGCAGACGCTCGACAATGGATTCCTCATCGACCCGGCTCGATTCAAGCTGCTGCTTCAGCGACTTAATCTCTTGGTCTCGCTCTTCAAGCAAGCCGTGAAATTCCTTACGAATTCCGTCGCGCGCCCGATCGAGGAGTTTGGAAAACACGGGCGCCAGCGCTTTGGCCTGTGCCTCTAGCTCACGCATGTTCTGCACTGGTCATCTCCTTCTCAATCAGGATGGCCAGCATGCGGGCCTGGTCGTTTATTTCTTCTTCTGTTGGCTCTACCGGCTCATCAGGATCTGCGGTCGAGCCTGGATTGAATGGGTCCGGCTGCGCATCTCTACGGGCCAACGCAGAAAGGCTGTAGTTCTGCTGCTGCATGTAGATCGAATCGCCTCCGTCTACGGGCGGGAGGTCGAAGTTCTTGCGTGCCTCGTCAATCTTCTTGATCGATCCTTTCACCAGTGCGCCCTCTACTTCTGCCTGTTTCTGCATGTCCATGCGCAGCAGAGGCCATAGGTCAAGCTCGATACCGTGCCGATCAGGAACGCTCAATCCTTCATCCAAGAGCGTTTCCATGGCTTCAATTGAGGCTTGCAGCGCATCTGAGTAGTAGAGCTGGTTGATGTCGTCGACCTTCAGGCCTGCCGGAATCGAGCCAATTCCCACCTTGAAGGGTGGGATGCCGAAAGGCTGGCAGATCTGCTCATCGGAGTAGCGCAGCTGCTCGACCATCTGAGCGTCAACCGACTTGGCAGACAATGACTCGAACTTCAGGTTGTCGCCGACCACGGCCACCTTGCCCGAATTCTTGCCGGTAAAGTTGTCGTTCCAGTACGACGACAGGCGCTTTGCTGTTTCGTCGCTGATCGCGCCTGGAGCCGAAAGAATTCCGGAAGGTTGCGCGCCGTTTCCGAAGAATTCAGCTGATGACCGGAGAATCCGCATGTTCTTCAGAGCAGGCCAGTTCGCCGCAGCGATTGGCGGCAAGCCAATCAGAGGGTGAAACGGGCAGATGCAGCGGTCGTGAATGATCTCCGATGCCGCAACGATCATCTCCTGCTCTTCACCGAGCATGTTCAGCTTGTCGACGTACAGCTGATAAAACACCTCGCCCGAATCTGAAACCATCGGCATGACGCGCATCGGGTCAAGGATGTACAGCGCTACTACGGCGCCACGGCTGTTGCGCTCTTTTAGGGCGTAGGTATTTCCCTGCGTGAGCTTGGAAAGCTGCCACGCTTCTCGGAACTGCTGGTGTGTCTGATAGTGGTTGGGCTTGCGAAGCACACGATTGATGGCATCGACAGTTACCTCAACCCAGATGCCGCTGGACTGCCGTGCCTTTATTAAGAACGGAAGTTTTCCGATGTCTTGGGCGATCCGCGCAACGCAGGCATATAGCGTTGGGTACTGAATGAGCGTGTCGACTCGCTCTTCCATGTTCCTCTGCCATGCTCCTGTAAACGGCTCGCGGATCATCGGCCACCAGCCGCTGCCGCCAGAAGCCGGAGACAATGCCTTCTCCTGCTTGCCGGTGAACGGCACTTGAAGTCCAAAAATCCGCATATTCGTCTTCCGCTTAGTTGCCAGACTGCGCCTTGCGCAGAGCGTCTTTCACTTTCTCGGCGCCGGCGCGGTGGTGAACCTCAATCCCTCGCTCTTTCGCCAGCGCATGCAGCTCTTCCACGCTCAACGCATCGAACTCATCCAAGGTCTCTTGATCCGGCGCAGTTGCCTGCAAGTCACGAGTCATGTACGCCCCTCGTCCGAGCCGCTGAAGAATTTCGGCGTCCCTACGGCTCATTGCCTGAATCCGGCCGCTCTTGTGCTTGAAATTTACTTTCATGTCGTACTCCGTGCCGTCTCGTAGAAGGGGCCGCTACGCAGCCCCTTGAGCCAAACGGCTCGCTTATCCAGCTGTAGCTTCAGGCGTGCCCCAGGCCACGCCGGTGAGGTAAGCCACTGCGGAAGCGCGGCGGCGAGCCCAGTTGATAGCGCGCTCGGCGCGGAAACCAACCAAGTTGCGCTGCCACAGGCTGACCATGACGGTAGTTGCCGTGGTCGGGTTGTCCGGCGCGCTGTCCATTTGCAGGGAGGCTTCGGTGGACATCGACAGATCGATCCCGCCTTCGTCACCGACGTAAATGTCGGAGGCGTTCACCAGGGCTACGATGCCGGTAGGCACGTACTCGGACACGATGGCCGGCAGACCCTCGAACGTGCCGCCGTTCATGGTGATGCCAGGGAACTCGGTTTGGCCTAGTGGGTTGCGCATCATGCTCAGCGCGAGTGCCGCAGCGGAGTTCATTACCCATACGCCAGAAGTAGGCGCGTTGTTGGCAGCCACGAAGGACATGAATAGAGCGCGTACGTCGGTACGGATCGCATCAGCATCGTTGCCGCTGGAAGGGATACCGGCGACACCGTTCAGGATCGAAGCTGGCGAGATGCCAGCTACTGCAGCCTTGGCCGGATTGATGAAGTCGATGTCCAGGCGCTCACGCAGAGCCGCGGCCAGCTGATCGCGGATGATGAAGTCAGCCGAGGGGCTGGAATCACGAATGACTTCCATGGTTGCCACCGCGATGTTGGCGACCTTCAGCGGTTCGAGCGTGGTGCGGTTGAAATCGAACTTGGTCAGGGGCTTGGCTTGGCCCTCACCGACCCAGTAGCCATCGCCGCCAGAGGTCTGGCCGATCAGCGGGACGCGGAAGGGAACGCGGCGCAGGGCCGGAATTCCACCTTGGCCGAACCGGCCCAGCAGCGTTTGCGGGCGCAGGTATTCGATGAAATCGGCGAACACGTCACCCTGTGCACCAACCAGCGGCGCTGCCCAGGTGGCGTCGGTAGTGGTGGCCGGCGCTACGGCCGCCTTAGTGACCAGGCGCTGGGTCGCACCAATGATGGATTCCTGGCCGTCATACAGCGACTTGGCGATCTGGATGGCGTCACGGTGCTCCAGATGGCCGAGCGCGAGGCACTTGGCGGCCCGAGCGAAAGCGATGCCCGGCTCAAGCTTTTGGGTGTTCTTGGCGCGAACCTGCAAACCGCTGGTCATTTCCAGCGACTTCGCCCCGCGTGGGTCATCAGATACCGGCTTGGCGGACTTGGCTTGCGCCTTTTGCATGTTGCGTAGGCGGTCAAGATGCTTGTCGATCGATGCAACTTCGCTTTCGAGGGTGTCGAACTGCTCGGATTGCTCAGCGTCGAGAGTGGTGCCGTCTTCGGCAGCCTTGGTCATGATGGCTTCCATCTCGCCCGACTTGGCGACACGGGTTTGCTCGAACTCAGCGATCTGTTCGGCGATAGTTTTCATTTCGTTGCCCTCCTGGGGCTTCGGGGTTTTGATTGATTTGGTAAGGCTTGCCGAAGCGCCGGCAGGTGCTGCACGAACGATCGGGAGCGGCTTGTTGCCAGACGCGGCGTGCTGCTCTCGGTCGAGAGATTTGATAGAGGTGATGGAGGCATTGGCGTTGGCAGGAATGGTGACCGCTGACAGCTCATGCCAGCCCCACTTAGTGAAGTGGATGCCGCCGTTATCCATGAAGCTGTACTCGATCGGACTGAATCCGATAGAGAGACCCCGCACGAGCATGCTCTTGATTGAATGCCACGCCTCGTCGAGGCGAGCCACCAGTTGACTGGGCATGCCTTCGACCGGCTTGACGAGCTGCGCTCGAATCTCGATCCCGCCCTTGACGATCTTTGCAGCGACGACAGATCCAATCGGCGAGTCGTGGCGGTGCTGCCACAGGAGGGGAATCGGCAACTTGAACTCGGCGCCTGCCGGCTCGACCACGTCACCCATGCGGTCCGTATCTGGGGTGCTGGCGATTCCGACGATTTCACGTCGATCATCATCGACAGCCTTGATCTGCAGCGTGCTATACGCTCTGTCCATTCTGGGCTCCAGAAACAACAAAGCCCCGCTATTGCAGGGCTCTACATAGGATGTTCTTCCTCATCCGAGGACGAACATTTGGTATTTTTTCTGCGCAGCAGGCGGGTTCAGCGCCATCAGCGTGACCGCGTTGAAGAGGGCCATGAGCGGGTCGATCTTGGCCGATCCGCTTGCCTGCTTGGTGATGAGGATCGAGTTGGCTCTCGGCTCGACCCGGGCATTACCGACACACCAAGCCATCATCGGCTGTGCAGCGGGGGCAAAGCTGCCCTCAGCAAGCCAACGTTCAGCCGTTTTGATGGCCCCGCCAAGCTTCCAGCCTTGGCTAACCGCTACAATCTGATCGTTCGGAATCCCGCGCTCCTCCAGCTTGTCGAGGATCGCACCCAGTCCAACAGGGTCGCAGCCGATCTTGTCGAGTAAGCCCGCTTCGAATATCTGCTCGGCGATGTCAGCCAGCTCCTCTACGTCGTCGCCTACCCTCTTCACAAGCGTGAGGTGTCCAGCCCTTGCGAAGTCCTGCAATGCCGGCGCAATCTCTTTCCTGCGCTCCAAAACTGAGGGATGGGCCCAGGCATAACCCCAACCCAACTTGCGACCGCTCTCCTTCTCCCGTCCAACGGCATAAGCACCAAGCAAGTCATCGAGTCCGCCGCCGTCAACCCCCAGGTCGATGACTTCTGATCGAGCTATCAGCTGGTCAAGTGTGCAAGGCTCAACCGAACTCTCCCAGAAATCAGCACCGGCCCATCGGTTCGACATCAGTGCCAGGCCGATCTCGACATTCATGTGCTTGGCCAGGAAGTCGCGAACAGCCTCTTCGCCGGCCTCTTGGGCCTCTTGATACTTCTGCTCGATGACCTGCTGGTCTACGGAGACACCCCAGTTAGGGTTCGTGACGTAGGCGTTAGCTAGGTCTCGATGCAGCCCTTCATCAATCATCAACTTTGGAAATTCAAAGATGATCGGCAGGAAGCGCCTATCAGCAATCCGACCGTCACGAACACCGCGTGCGTAGTCCAGCTTGGCCTTGAACACCCCGGCAGGTGGAGATGCGGACTGCGTGGTGCAGTAGAAAACGAAACCCTCAGGGCGAGACGCTAGACCCCCTGTCGCCTCGGTTAGCATGTTGGCCGACTTGGCCTGCTTGCCGAACTCGTGAAGCTCGTCGATGAAGACGCCGATGGCCTTCTTGCCGGTCACCGTGGCGCTGTCTGCTGCCACCACCTTTAGCGTGGCCTGGTTCAGGCGGTCGGTGATGGTGCGGATGTGCTCCTGCTCGTGGAAGCGCGCTTCAAGCTCTTCGTCCGCCTTGATCATGTCGCGGATGGGCTTGTATGCGTTGTCAGCGGCTTCCTTCGTCGGCGCCAGGATGATGAATTCGCCAGACTGGCGAGTATTCAGGATCAAAGCCGTCAGCATCACTCCAGCTGCGATCGTGCTCTTGCCGTTCTTCTTGCTCACCATCAGGAAGTAGTTGGTGATGAGCCGGCGCTTTGCCTCGGCATCGTAGGAGCCAAACAGGACCGCGACGAGTTCGAGCACCCACGGCTGGCAGGTATCACCCATCAAGGGGCTTCCTATGGCATCGACCATCCGCAGGTTGCAGAACACGTCGAGCGCGTCGTCCGCCTGATCCTGAAAGATTGGCTTCAGGGGCATCAACGACTGCCGATCGACGATACGCGCCTCCCAGTCCGGGCAGGCAGTCGTCCACTCCATCACTTCACCGCTCTAAGTTGCCCCGGTTTACGCAGGCCAAAACGACCAGAGGCCACCTGTTCGGCAGCCTCTTGCACTTGTTCTTTCTTGCCCTTCTCGCCCGGCTTGCTGACCGTGAAGCTGGCCAGCGCCTTGGCAGCATCCAGGCGCAGCTTTGGGTCGGCCTCAAGGTCATTCATGAACTTGCGCATAAACTCCAGCGGGTCATCGGCCTGCGCAGGAATGTGAGTGTCTGGGTCGAGCTCAGGAGGCGGCGTCTTCTTTCGTTCCTCTACCGCGACCGTGCGCGACATGGCAGCGAGCACATCAGGGTCTTTCTCGTACCGTGACGCAGCCTGCGCGGCGGTTTTCTCTGGGCAACCAGCCTCAATAGCGGCCTGCTTCTTGCCCATGCCGGCCAGCCGCGCATCGGCGTACCGGCGCTTCTGATCGGTTAACGCCATGGTTAACGGTCCTCGTTAAGCGGGATAAAATCTGCAAATGAATTCGGACGCGGTGTCCGAGCGAATCGTCCTGAGGATTTCTCCTACCCCCCCCTGTAAGTCTCAGCGGCGGCCCTGCTGGCTCTCCCGCTGCGTCTTCTCCTTGTGGCAAGGGATGCACAGCGCCTGCAGGTTCGACTCGTCGTCAGTGCCGTCCTGAGCTAGGTTGATGATGTGATCCACCTCTAGGTCGGCTCCTATGTGGCCGCATACCTGGCAGGTGTATTTGTCGCGAAGAAGAATGGCATCGCGCTTGCGCCTCCACGGCCTACCACCACGACCTGATCCCCAGCCATCAGACTCATCGACACCAGCCTTGGCGATGGATCGACTACCAACTGTCTGCAGCCTGGCTGGCAAGGTCTTGAGCCTACCCATGAACTGGACTTCCATCCATATACACGCGAGGCTCAGCATCCGGGTCAGCGTCTTCCTGCCCCAGAGCCTCGATCAGCACCAGCAGTATCTGGTTGGTCTTGCGCTGCTCTTCCAGTATCTGATTCAGTAACGATTCCACGGGCGCGCTCATAGGCAATCCTCGACCACTTCTTCAGCCACTCACGACGGCGTTCACATGCGGCGCATGCCATGAGCCTTCCTCCATCCTGATCTTCACCTTCCACGCCTCCACCCCCACCATCAGGCATACGCAGGCGACGAGGTGGGTGAAGATCAGGATGGCGTGAAGGCGTTTCATGCGGGCCTTGTCTCGACTGAGGTGGTGACACCGCGCGCCACGATCCGAAATATCCGCTGCTCGTTCGGCGTGAGCCTGAGTATCCGGCAGATGCCAATGTGGACGATCATGTAGGCGTAAACCCACCAGCGGATCTTGACGACTGCTACTAGCTGGACTTTTGCCATACAACCTCCACGCAACCATGCAGGCGCTCGGTTATCAGCTGCCCATCACGGCGGCGGGTTGTCAGTGGTTGACGGAAGCGATCAACGATGCCGCGCTTCTGGTCGGCAAAGACAGCCATCCTTACCTCTTCCCCATCAAGGAACACCTTGCGGACACCGCGGCCGTCATCGAACTTGTGAACCCACGGATGCTGCTGCTTCATTGCGGCTCTACGCCTTCAAAGCTTTGATGGATGATCGCCGCCTTAACGAACTCCAGATGCCCCACTATCAGGCCTGCCGGGATACCCGCATCAGTGGCTTTGTCGATTGCAACCCAAAGGTCACGCCCTAACGCCTCGGACGTGGACTTAAGCGCGGGGGTCATCCCGCCGCTGGCCAGCTGAACGATTCGTTCGTTCATTCAAAATCCCTCGTAGTCGTCACTCATCCCCGCCTCCGCTCTCTACCGTCCCACCCATACGGATGCCTGAGGACCTTGGATAGGTTGCCGCCGCAGCGCATCAGTGACGCTGTGAGCACGGCCAGCAGCAGGACCATCGGCCAGGCCTTGACTGGCACTACAAGCTCACCGGCGAGAATGTAGATCACCGTCGCACCGCAGCAGGCCATGATCAGCGCGGCCATGATCGAGACATCGCGTCGGAAGGTTGCGTCGCCGCGGCGGTAGGTGAACATCCGCACGAACATCACCAGACTAAGGGCCAGCGTTGCGTAGGTCAGAGACTTATCCATCGATACCACCGTTCGGCGATGCCGATTGGCGCCGCCTCTTGAGTGCTGCCAGAGATACGGTCACCACCATCAGGGATGCGCCGAAGGCGGCAGGCGCTGGCAGCGTGAAAGGCTTGATGCCCCACATCTCGATTCCGGTGATCGCGGGAGCCAGCAGATAGCCCATGACGAAAGAGATCAGGAAGTAGGTCAGGCGCTCCGGCAGAGGCAGCTCCTTCGCGCTGATGAAGTAGATCACCGAACCACATAACGACCCAACAGCCGCAGCGCTATCCACTCCAGCAAGCAGGCCGGCTATGCCTGCACCAGCCATGCCGGCAGTAAGCACGCCGGTTGATGTTGGCTCGGCCATTCGTGGCTCCAGGAATAAAACGCCCGGGGAATTCGGGCAAAACAATCGGGCTCCTCAATGCGCATCAGTCCGCTCGGAGCTGGGAAGAAGACACGGGAGCCAGAAACGACGAAGCCCCGACCAGATTGCTCTGTGCCGGGGCTTCATTTGTCTGTTATCGATCCTCAACGCGCAAATCGGTCAGGATGGGTATAGATTCGGACATGCGGACACTAATGTCAAGCGGCCATGTTCAGCAAAACACCTTCTGCATTGAGGATTCGCTCTGCCTCTCGCAGCGCCTCCCCTACCATCTCCTCGAGCACATCGCTGACGCCCTTACGCCAGCGTCTCCGAGTACGCTCGTGGTTGGCCTCCAGGTCCCAGCCATTCATGTCGTAGAACTGTGCTGGTAGCACGATCATGTCAGTGGACCGCTTGCCTTCCACCCCCTTCATCGGCGGAATGGCCCAAGCAGTGACGGCCTTCTGGACGAACAAGCCCGGCGCCGGCGAAGCGATCAGCGGCACCAGCTTGCCGATGGCTTCCACCTTTTTGACCTTGTGGGTCGAGAACCTGGCCATCAACGAATTCCAGTGCCGCGGGATCAGCTGGCTATGGAGTCGAGCGTATACCCAGCAGTCGGCATCCATGCGAGTAATGCCCTTCTCGCCAGATGACCGGATCAGGCTTTCCAGGCTGCCTCCCTCGGCGTACCCGGGACGGTACAGCTTCTGCCAAGCCTGCTTGCTCGTGTTGTCGATCGCCTCGGCGGCCAGGGCGGAAACCACTGCGGCGAGTGTGCTGGTGTAGATCATACTGCCTCCGACTTCTGTTCTATCTGGCTGCCCTGGCTCTCAACGCTTCCACAACCGCTGGACGCACACTCGCAGGCACAGTCGAGAGCAATTCCTTGCCCTTCCGATTCCGCTCCTCGCCCTTCAGTCCCTGGCACTTCCACCGAATCAAGCAAGCCGTCTTGTCCGCTTCGATCAGTGCTCTCTCCGACTGGCTCAATGAGGCCAGATTCGATGAGCCATTCACGCCCAAGACCGTCGTAGTGCTCGCCGCCATTGCCGTTCTGTCCAATCACATCGATTCGCGACAACTTCATGCCTTCTCCAGCCCCTCTAGTTCGATCAGCAGGTCTATGTAGTGGCGGGCCTTACGCAGATCCTCCAGGCCGTTCTTCTCTCTCCAGCGGGTCACATACTTGACGATGTTGCCCTCGCAAAATCCGAGGCCGTTGGCGTGGATGTACTGGATTGGCTGGATAGCCTTACCCTTGTAATGGCTGCCGCCTGGCTGCTCATCTAGCGCGCTCATGCTGCATCCCTCTTGAGGCTTCGAGTCATTGCGCGGAACGAGGCCTTCATCGCCTTCAGCTCCTCGATGGTGTAGCGCTTGGGCTCATGATGGCCTTCAAGCCACTCGACCTGATCTGCGCCGATGCGCTCCACCAGGTTGATGCGGTAATTCACGATGTCGCCGGACTTGTGGTTATTACAGGGGGCGCATTGTTTGTGGACGTTGAGCGGATTGAAGCGCAGTTCCGGATTAGCGCCGACCGTCCGGTAGTGGCCGGCGTGCCACTGGCCTTGGTGGAAGCGGCTGCAGCTGATGCACGGCAGATCGCGGTCACGCTCGCGGATCCATTCGTTGAATGCGGCCTGGGCCTCGCGCAGATAGTCGCCCTTGGTCTTGATCCGCTCCCGCGCCGCACGGCGGGCCGCTCGCTCCTGCTTGTCCTGTTCACGCGACTGCCTGGCCTTGGTGGCCTGTGTCAGTGCAATGGCACACGCGACACTGCAGGCGGTTTGTAGCGGGCGGGCCGGCACGAACTCAGCACGGCAGGTGGTGTTGCGGCATTTCTTGGCGCGCAGCTTCTTGGAGACGATGCGGGTCATCAGTAGCTCACCCCGAACCAGAGCTTCCCGACGCGCACGTAGCAGTGGTGCCCGTCGTAATACATCGGCTTGCAAAGGAAGAAGGGCTCGTCTGCCTTGGCGCCCCAGGCTGCATCCCAGCCGGCATCCCAATCGCCGTAACGAATAGCCCACCAGATGTGCTTGAAGACCGTCATGCTGCTGCCTCCCCGATTCCCCAATGATCAGCAGTGGTGAACTTCACGCCGCGCTCTGCCGCGAAGGCTTCCATCACCTCGAACATGTCGTTGAACCACTTCTTGCTCTGCTTGCGGGTGGAGATGCCCAGGACGACGAAGCCGCCATTCAGGCCTGGCACCGCGCGTTGCTGCTCGACCGAGGCGCTGAAAATGTTCTTCCAGTCCTCGTCCTTCAGCATCTGGCCGTACCACTCAACCTGGCGGGAGATATCGCGCAACATGGCCCACATGCGGCGGTTCTGCTGGTCGCTGCGGACCTCCTCGCGCATGGTCCACGTCCAGCCGGCGTCGAGGTCGATCTTCTCCAGGCAGTTGATAGCGCGCTGGCGGTCCATCTCGTTGCGCAGGGGGAAGGTTGGATTAGCCATCAGTTGCTCCCTCCTCGCCCAGCCCGAACCACAAACTCCAGAGTCGCGCAGGCGCCAATGGCGATGAGCCAGGTGAGCACCACATACAGGGTCGTCATCAGAAATTCACCTCAACGACATTGCTCGCTAGGCTATGTGCAGCGAGCGGAACGAAGCGCGACTTATCGCCCTGGAAGGCCGTCGGAACCATGCCGATCTCGCCGTCCCGGTTCTTGCGAATCAGGATTTCGCCGATGCCCTTGTCCTGTGTGTTCGGGTGATAAACCTCATCCCGGTATACGAACATCACAATGTCGGCGTCCTGCTCGATAGCGCCTGACTCGCGCAGATCAGAGAGGACCGGGCGCTTGTCTGGACGAGACTCGCAGCTGCGGTTGAGCTGGGAGAGGATGATCACGGGACAGCCCATTTCGCGGGCCAGCAGCTTGATCTGGCGCGACATCACCGTTACGTCTTCAGTCCGGCCGGCGCCCTCGCCCTCAACCAAGCCCAGGTAGTCGATGACCACGAGGCCCATGCCACCCATGCGATGCTTCTGGCGGCGGACGATGGAGCGGATGCGAGCCATGGTCATGACCGGCACGTCAGATACGACGATTGGCGACCGGCTCAGCTTGATGCCAGCGGCTGCCAGCTCGGTGCTGTAGTCGTTGCTGCACTCGCCGGTCTTCAGGGATGGCAGCGGGATGCCTCCGACTGCCGCGAGCAGGCGGTCCATCAGCTGGGTCTTGCTCATCTCGAGGCTGATGACGGCAACCGGCTTGCGCTGGTTGATTCCGACGTCGGCAGCAATGTTCATGGCCAGGGTAGTGTTGTGCGTCACAACCCAGCGATCCGACAGATACAGCTCGGACGGGTGGCTGACCTTGATGCACACGGCCTCGTCGTCACGCACATACTCGACCGCAGCGACGTAGGGCTGGGCCGTGTAGTAGCGCGAACGCATGTTCTTGCGCAGCCGTGGCGAGCGTATGAACTCGCCCAGATCAGCCAGCTTGATATAGGCGATGTGGCTGTCGCGGCACGGCACATGCCTGTCGTCGCGCCTGTAGCCGCAGCCCATCTTCAGGCTCACACAGCAGCTGCCGCCAAGCGACTCTACCAAGGCCACAACGTCGTCACGCAATTGCCGGCTGGAGCTGGCAAACACCACGCTCCCTGTCTTTTCTACCCAGCCATCACTTTCGAGCAGGCCAGCCAGCACGGCGCGGCGAGTATCACGATCAGCAGTAAACACTCGAGCCGGTACGGCCTTCTCGTGCGAAGCCTTGCCCATCACGCCAAGCTCGCGCAGAGCGATCAGCAGCGGGTTTTCCTGTCCGCGTGCCGTGGAAAGCGTGTAGTCATACGCCGATACATGCTTTGGAGAACAACCAAAGGCCGCCTCGACCCGCTCGAGAATGTAAGTTTCTGGCGTGGAGAAGCGGACGGTGCTGGCGGTAAGGCTGCCATCGCCAATCAGAAAACCCAGCAGCCACGGATCAACCCCAAGATCAGACGCGACACCGAATCGCCCATCGTGCGCGGCCAGTGTGATTCGCCCACGGTAGCGATCGCGGGTCAACAGGCGCTGCAGCTCCAGTGTGGTGACAGTCCGCTCGCTATTGAACTTGCTGCTGTTGATTGTCCAAAGGTGCTCGGCATCCGCCTCAACGATGCGGCCATCGGTCAGAGTCACGCGGTAAATCGGTCGGAAGCCCTGGGGGTACACGCCAACTACTTCCGAATGCGCACCATCAACGGAGGCCAATTGCTCTCCGACGCGGATTTCACCCATAGTCGTGAATGTGCCGTCAGCGCGAAGCACCCGGGCGCTCAGTGGCTGCGCCTTACCCATGGCAGGACGACCAGCAACGACGATCATCTGGCCCGGCTTCATGCCCTGGGTGTACTTGTCTAGGTCAGGGATACCGGTCCCCAGGCCGTCCATTGCTTCGCCCTTGGCGAAACGATCCAGACGGACCTGCAGCACTTCGATGTGCTCTGCCCACATATCAGCTATGGTCTGGCATTCGGCGTCGCCGCCATCGGTCCCGAGGGCCAGAATGGTGGACTGAACCTGCGCGATCTTGTCCTCGACGCACGCCTGGTCGTGGGCAATCTCGTGGATGCGCTCTGCCGCGGCGACGATCTGCCGAGCTACAGCGCGATCGCGAATGATCTTGGCGTAGGTCTTCGCGTTGGCCGCGCTGGGCGTGTTGAGATGAATTTCGCCGGCATAGGCCATGGTGCGCATGCCGCTCGGCAGCTCAGCCATGCGCTCACCGAGGGTGATCACATCCACCGGCTGGCCGTCGTCATGAAGCGCCAGGATCAGGCGGTACAGGTCAGCGTTGTCGGCATAGGCGAACGCCTCAGGTGACAGGTCATCGCTCAGCACGTCGATCAGGTGCGGCTGCTTGAGCATCGCGCCGATGACTCCGTGCTCGGCTTCCAGGCTGTGAAGCTCGATCATTGCTGCGCCTCCGAGATTTCACGGAAGACGGCTCGGCTTACCAGAGCCTCCAGGCGCGGGACGACATTCTGGCCACGGTAGAAGACCTGGCTGCGGTTGTTGGCCTTCTCGAAGTACGGGAGCCAAAAGCTCTTGCCGCTCTTGTGCGCCTCAGCCTCGTTCCAGCGCTCGACGATCATGCTGCGAAGCGCCTTATCGGTCTTCACGGTGACAACCGGCAGGTTCGGGCATACGCGGTGGTACAGGTCGATGATCTGGTCTACCGGCACGCCAGTCTCGGACACGCCGCTGGCGACCTTGACGTGGGCCTTGGCAAGCCAGTTGACCAGGAAGCGGCGGTAGTCCTTCTTCGGGCGATTGGCGGAAGCCCAGGCAGCGGCGCGAACGATCTCAGTCTCGACGTCAACCGGTGCGTAGGCTTTCGCCCACTTGGTGATCAGGTCAGAGCTGACCTGGAAGTCCTCGCCGTTGAACGAAACCCCGGAATCTTTCTCGACCTGGGCGGGCTCGCCCCCTTGGGGGGCAGTAATCTGTTCCGAAGGAACAGTTACTAGGGGTTCTTTCTTTGTATAAAGAAGGGAAGTTGCCGTTTTGGTCTCACTCGAATCAGAGACGAGTGAGACGATTTGGGCTGAGTGAGACGTTTTGGTCTCACTGAGACGGGCTTTCTTCTCTTCGTAGAAGGACCACTCGGAGACCGGAGAAACACCAATCTCACCGCGGCTACCACCGACGCGGAAGATGATCCGACGCTCGAGCAGGTGACTGATCGCCTTCGATACGACATCACGGCGCATGTTGGTCAGCTTGCCGATCTCGTCAGCAGAGAGGCGCTTGCTCTCGACGTTGTAGCCGATGGTCTGGCGGGCGATAGCCATCACGACGCGGAACTCACGGGCTGGCAGGTCGACTGCAGCCAGAGCCTCCATGAGGCGGTTATCCATCCGGGTGAACCCCCCGGTATTGCGTAGTTGGGTGACGTTGCTCATACTTGCTCCGACGTTTGCTTCACTTCGCGCTTCTCGGCTGCCACCGGGTCGCGCAACGAAAGCCGCAGGAACTGCAAACACAGTCCTGCGGTTTTTTGCTTTCTGGCTTTTGTGGCACAGCCGCGAACCATGCCGGCCGCAGTCACTGCCATATCCCGATACTCTTCACGCGAGGCAGCGGGAATCCCCTCCTCGGCGCCCATACCGGACAGAACGCGATCCAGTACGCTGTTGATGTGCTGTGCATTACTCATCGCGTTTCCATCCGTTTCTGGTACTGGATAAACCCCCAGCACCACCGTCCCGATTTCTCCGCCCTGCCCTGGCTCCTAGAATGGGAACCATGGAAACCACTGGCAGGACGTTGCTATGCCGCCACGGAAACCTTACGGCCCGCCTTGAACTTGCCCTTCGAGAGAACCTGAATTTGGTACTGGCGCGACTCAGGAATGGTCTCTCCCCACATCGTTACGGCGCTGGGGCGGATGCCTAGGGCGTCCGCCAGCTTCTTCTTGCTGCCGAAGTAATCGGCTACGTCTTGAGTCTTCATGGCTCGACCTCGGGTTAGCTTGCTCTAATTTCAGCATGCTTAAATTGCAGGGTCAAGCGAGGATTTCAGCGCAGTGCATGCTTAAATTCAGGATGCTTAATATGTGCGTCATGGAACGACATGAAAGAATTGCCCGAGCCATTCAGCTCAGCGGCAAAAAGAAAGGCGAGATAGCTACGGAGTGCGGAGTCAAACCGTCCGCTGTCACTCAGTGGGTCGACGGCTCAGTCAAAAGCATGAAGCCGGAGAATCTATTTGCACTGGCAAAGGCCACCGGGTTCAGTGCGCACTGGCTCGCCACCGAAGACGGCCCGGAGCGCCAGGAAGAAGATGATGCGGCTGGCAATCCACCAAGCTCCGACGACTACGCCCTCATCCCCCAGTACACCGCCAAGGGCTCATCCGGGAACGGCTACCTGAACGATCACGTCGAGATCAAGGGTGGGCTGGCCTTCAAGCGTGACTGGCTGTGCCGTATGGGCCTCAAGCCGGACAACCTCCGCGTTGCCTACAACCACGGCGACAGCAACTGGCCGACACTGACCGATGGCGAGGTGGTGCTGCTGGACGTAGCAGCAGTTGAGCCGGCCAATGGGAAGATGTTTGCCCTCCTCGATCCGGACGGCGAGATGATCTTCAAGCGCCTGATCCGCGACATCAAGGGCGGATGGCTGATTCGCTCCGACAACGACAACAAGACTCTCTACCCGGACATGCCGATCAGCGATGAGGGTATTCGCGGGGTTGATATCGTCGGCCGCATTGTGTGGCGCGGCGGGGCGATGTGAGTGGTTCCGTGGCGCTGGGTAAGGTTAGGGTTTGAGATGAGCAGAGGCCGGTCCGAATGACCTACAGCAAGAGAGAGCCCCAATCGGGGCCGGTGACAGAGGAGGACCTGACCTTCTCCTTGTCGCAGTTGATGGAATATCTGGCTGCAAAAGGCAGGTCAACGCAGTGCCCAATGTGTCCGCACAACGGTGAATGGATATTCCACACTGGCACGGATGACGAAACAGATCCCAGGGTCCTAATTTTCGGCTGCCAGAACTCAAGCGAGCAAGGCGTTTACACTCCGTTTGCGCTGATGGAATGTCCTCGCTGTGGCTTTATGCCGAGCACCAGCCTATTTGCCGTCCACCATTACTTCAAGGATAAGAAAAATGGCTGATCTGCGCCTAGTCCATGACGGCACGCCTAAGAGGGACTGGACTAAAGGACGGGGGCCGGCAGATACTGGCGGCCATGAGCCCCCAGGAGGTGATGGAGTGGAAGCGCGCGTAGCCAAGCTCGAAAGTCATTTCGAATACATTCGCCGCGACCTTGATGACGTCAAATCAGACGTGCGCGACATCAAGAAAGATATGCGCGAAGACTTTCGCATTATGTTCGGCGCATTGGTCGTGGTTGCCCTTGGCCTTGCAGGCATGATGGCCAAAGGGTTTGGCTGGCTGTAGCTTCACCTTTTCACTGAAAGCCCAGCAATGCTGGGCTTTTTCATGAGAGCGCACGGAGGCGCCATGTACCGCATCACCCTTGCTCTTCTTCTGCCCTCCTCCCACAGCCATAGCCGCTACGCTCGAATTCCGCGGCGCTGACGCCACGCCAGCACTTTCCCTTCTGCCCTTCTGATTCCTGACCTCCCTTTCTTTTGACTCCGCCGGAAGCCGCTTTTTGCACGTTAATTTCAGCAAGCTTAAAAAAAGACTTGACCATTAAATTAAGCATGCTTAAATTAAACCCATCGACGCAGCACACCGCGCCGACAGGCCGAGAGGCCTCGGGTGATCCCGGAAGTTCTTTCACAACCCGCGCCATGAACGACTACCCGGCCCAGCCGGTTAGGTCAGCCCCGGCCAGATCCTGTGGGGCGACAGAAAGTCAGGATCAGCAAATCGCTACGCCAGAAGGCGACCGGCGTTCAGAGGTAGGCCGCAGAGGGGCCGAGCCTGACGAGGTGATGACCGAACCGAGAGGATGACCCGGACGGCGTAGCGAGAGGAAATCATCACTGAAGCGCCTGCCAACGCGGGCGCTTTGGGATGACAACCGGAGAAACAACCATGAGCACATACGCAGTCTTCGGAATGACAGAGCGCTTCGCCCGAGAAGAGGCTCGCAAGAAAACGCCGACGTCGAGTGGAAAGCGCGAGCTGACCATGGACGAGTGGGCGGAAAAGGTGGAGCAGAGAGTGGCCCGAGTGATGGCCGGCAAGCGGGCGGTGCAGTTGAGCGGCATGTTCGACGCACCCCAGTTTGCCGAGCAGTTCATCAGGCTGATGCAGAATGATTCTGCGGCCCGCCGCGATATCTGCATCAGGGCCCGCGTGAGGGTTGCAGCTGAATCCAAGAAAAAGACCAAAAGGCCCTACCAGTTGAAATGGCAGGAAGTCGCATAACAAGGAACCCCTACATGGACACGATCCAGATAGACGGATGGCAAGGACGCCTTGGCCAAGGCCTTGCCCCTCGGCAGCTCATGGCCACGATCTACGCGGCGAAGGACATGACGGCGAAAGAAATTGCGCGCCGCATGGATTGCAGCCCTTCGACGATCAAAAAGCAGCTCGACACCGCGCGCTTCAAGCTGGGCATGCAGCGGACCATTCGCGGCCTGTGCCTTGAGGCCATGCGACGCGGAATCATCGCCCCGCTGATGGTGGCCCTGCTGATCGGCGGCGGGAACGTCCACCAGATTCAGCCAGTGCGCCGGCCAGATGCTCCCAGGGCGCAGACCGTTGTGCGGATTCAGCGGCTGGAGGAAGCCCAGTTGGCGGCTTGATGAATCACTCAAGAGGAAAGGACATGGCAGAACAAGCAATGTGTCGAGGATGTGGCATGGAGTTGCGCGGCAAGCCTTATCACTTGGGCGGCCCGGCATACCACCCAGACCCTGGCGGAATCGTCAAAGCCTGTCACTACGGTGGATGGGTTTGCTCCAGACGCTGCGATGTTCGGGCTTGCGTGGCGCTTGAAGGAACCATGCCAGGTTGCAGCACGGTTGACCAGTTCAGCCGGCTGAGCTGTTACGCAAAACAGCGTATTCGCGAGAACTGGGGCGAATAACCCGCCGCTCTGCCGGTAGCCGCCTAACCCCACCCCCGCAGCTTGGCTACAGGCTGCAGCGGGCACCAATCAGCATATGGGAGGATGAGATGAGCGGACATACGCCAGGGCCTTGGAAAGTAGGTCAAAGCGAGCATCACACAGCTTGTGTTGATGCAGTAGACCCGGCAGACGGGAAGCTATTCGAACTCTGTGAGGTGTTTGGGGAAAATCATTACCGCACAATCACAGAAACTTCCAGAGCTAACGCCACGCTGATCGCCGCTGCGCCTGATCTGCTGGAGGCGCTAGAGCGGCTGAAATGTGAAGTGATTCTGTCGGATGTCGACCCCGCCTACATCGAGCGCCACTTCAAGCCATGGATCGAGAAGGCAGCAACCGCCATAGCGAAAGCCCGCGGCACAGCATGACCCCCTATCACGGCTTACTCCTCCTCACCGCTATCTGGATCGTATGGATCATTGCTGAGTGGTGGGGGAGGAATTGGAAGGGATAACGAGTCGCTGCCGTAAGCAGCGCTGTATCGGAGAGCGGCATGAACAGGAGTTGATCGCCCTGAATTGTCGTGAGCGGGTCGCCTGACGGGTAGCCCCCTAAAGGACCGCAGCGCCCGGTTTGCCCCGGATGCCGCTCTCCGATGCAGTGGAAGAGCCATCAGCCGCTGCTACTGGGCAGCGTAAGCGACGACCGCTAGACCGGAGGTCAGTACCGGCCACTGCATCACCCTCCTACCCCAGCACTCACTGCAAAGCCTCCCCTTGTACCTCACTGGTCCTGCGATACAGGACGGGGGCTTTGCAGTGGGTGCCATATCGAGGAAATCCCCATGAAGCTCACACACAACGGCTTCGAGCTTCGTCTCGATCCGGTGGTTGACGACGGCCAGCTTTTCTTCGGCGTCGAGCAGGTCATCCCCGATGGCCCCTATGACGCGAAGGAGCTGGGCGAGTGGCTGATCAAGAACGCCCGAGGCATCGAGATCGCAGCGCGCCGGCAGTACGACGAAGAGACAAGGAGAGCGGCATGAAGACCGAAGACACCATTCGCGAGCACTTCAAGCTGCTGCGAAGCGCCCGGTACGCAGCCACTGCCGACTACTACTGCAACGTTCTGTACGGCTACCTGAAAGCCTTGCGCGACACCGGCCAGATCGAAACGAGCCTTTACCTGCGGATGAATCACGCAGTCACGAAGGCATGGACGCTCAAGACGAAATTCACCGTGAGGACTGCGGCATGAGCAAGGAAGTGAAGCGGTACGCAGAGCGCGACGCCTACGAACTGGACAAGGCAGGCAACTACTACTTCCGCCACGTCTCCGCAATGACCGGCGAAGGCCTGCACAGAAAGTCCGACATTGCAGCCGAGCTTGGATGGCGCGGCATGCAGATCGACGCCCTTCTCGCTGAGCGGGATCGGCTGCGGGAGGCGTTGGAGCGCGTTATGAAGTGGGCCAGCCCGCTAGCTGGAGACAACCAAGACGAGGAAGAAGTAGCGCGAGAGCTTGAGGCAGACCGAATCGCCCGCGCCGCCCTGCAAGGAGAGCAGCCATGACCAAGGACGTTTTCAATAAAGGACCGGTGATCATTCAGGTTCTTCGCCTTGAAGGTGGAGAAGATCCATTCATTTGCGCCATCAACGGGCGTATAGCGCTTGACCCTCTTTGCGAAATTGAAGAGCAGCTCAGGAATGAAGAAGAGTTCAGCCACGGCGAGGGGCTGTACCTGTACGAGGCCAGTTACTACTCCGGGCAGTTCGGCGAATACGGCATGTGCGAAATCGCGCCTGGATGGGAGCTGACTCTGCTTGAGCATAACGCTGACTGGATGACTCCAGTTGAAGGAGAGCAGCCATGACCCTGAAGAACCTAGCCGGCGCCTTCCTGCTGTATGGCGGAGTGGCGCCTTTCTTAGCGGCTCTCGCCTACGTGGCGCTATTGGGGGGTGTGTGATGGATGACCGCGAACTGTTGGAGCTGGCGGCTAAGGCGGCCGGTATTAGCGGAGGCTGGGGCGACAAGATCGAATACCACAACGGTGCCGTTGATTTGCGCGACGTGTGGATTCTTGAAGGTGACGACTTGGTGCCGTGGAACCCGCTCACCGACGACGGCGATGCGCTGAGGCTGGCGGTGAGGCTCGGTATAACCGTCGCGTTTTGGGAGTACCCGCAAAATTCCGTCGCCGCGTATGTGTCTGGCGACGGCATCCCAGCAAGTTCCGAGCGGCACGGCGAAGACAAAGACGCCGCTACCCGCCGCGCAATCATCCGAGCAGCTGCGGCGATCGGGAGGGCCATGTGATGGCTAGCCAAAGACAACGATCCCTGCGCTACGCATGGTGGCGGGGCTTCGCAGTGACCCTTGCACTACTCACCGGTTGGGCTCTCGCTCACGGCCTTGCAGATCGAATCACCCACGGGGCGCCGTTATGAGAACCGAAACCATCGACTACGACGACACCCCCACAGGCCACTCATTCGCAGCGGCGTGGTGGACCCTTACCGGGTTCGGCGTGCTGGCTGGCGTGCTGCTGATCGGCGTCGCGTTTGAGGCGGCGTTGTATTTCATTTTCGGATAACCACGGCCATGCAAACAACCACAGCGCAGGTATCGCCTGCCGTTGCGGCTCAGCTCGACTGGATGACGGTCGGGTCATTCGATCCTGATCGGTTCGAGGGCGAGCAGAGACGGCAGTACGAACACGAGGCCGCACGCATAGAGCGGCAATGGGACAACCAAGAGGACTAACACCATGTTCAAGAAGGCAGAACGCAAGCAGGCACGGCTACGGCTCGCACTTGCGGGACCATCCGGCTCCGGCAAGACCTATTCAGCGCTCCAGATGGCAAAGGGGCTGGGCAGCAAGATCGCGGTCATCGACACGGAGCACGGCAGCGCATCGCTGTACGCCGACGCAGCCGAGTTCGACGTGATGGAGCTACATGCGCCCTACTCGCCAGAGCGCTACGTCGAGGCTATCCAAGCCGCAGAGGCGGCAGGCTATGACGTGCTGATCATCGACAGCTACTCGCACGAGTGGACCGGGCCGGGCGGCTGCCTGGAGATCAACGACACCTACGCCAAGACCAACTGTAAGGGCAACACCTGGGCAGCCTGGAGCGAGACCACGCCGCGTCACCGCAAGCTGACAGACAAGATCCTGACCAGCCCCCTGCACATCATCTGCACGATGCGGAGCAAGACCGAGACGGTCCAAGGCGAGGGAAAGAAGATCGTCAAGCTAGGCCTTAAAAGCGAGCAGCGTGACGGTACGGACTACGAATTTACCGTGGTCCTCGACGTGACCCACGACGGCCACTACGCCGTTGCCAGCAAGGACCGGACGCGCCTCTTCCAGCATCCCGAAGTCATCACCCCCGAAACCGGCAAGAAACTGCTGGCCTGGCTCAACGATGGCCGCAATCAGGAACAGCAAGCAGCTGATGCCGCAGCCGATGCGATCAGCAAGATCCCGCTGGTCGAGACGATGCACGAACTGCAAAGCGTCTACGCAGCAGCCTACCGACAGGCGCAGGAATACCCCGAGGTACTGGCGAAGCTGAATGCCGCCAAGGACCAACGCAAAGCAGAACTCACACAACCCCTGGAGCAAACGGCATGAGCAGTCGCGGAGTTAACAAGGTCATTTTGGTGGGCAATGTCGGCGGCGACCCGGAGGTGCGCTATGCGCCCAACGGCAACGCCTTCGCCAACATCACGCTGGCGACTTCCGAAAGCTGGAAGGACAAGCAGACCGGCCAGCAGCAAGAGCGCACCGAATGGCACCGCGTTGTGTTCAGCGGGAAGCTGGCTGAGATCGTCGGCGAGTATGTCCGCAAGGGCCAGCAGCTCTACATCGAGGGCAAGCTCAGAACGCGAGAGTGGGAAAAGGACGGCGTGAAGCGCTACACCACAGAGGTTCTGGTAGGTATCGAAGGAACGATGCAAATGCTCGGCGGCAAGGGGGATGCCCAGCCGCAACCACGGCAGCCGCAGCAGTCACGACCTCAGCAGCCGGCGTCACAGCCGGCGCCTGATCATGACAGCTTCGACGACGATATTCCGTTCTAGATCAATGACTTAGGGCGACTAGTGCGCCCTTTCTCATGGAGCTACAAACATGACCATGAAGCTCTACCAGCTGGCCGACGAGTACCAGCAAGCGCTCGAGGTGCTTGATGACCCAGAGCTGCCGGAAGAAGTCGTGCGCGACACTCTGGAGGCGCTACAAGGCGGGCTTGTGCAGAAAGGCCAGGCCGTCGCCGCCTACGCGCTCAACCTGTCCGCTGAGATCGAGGCACTGAAGGCGCACGAGAAGCGTGTAGCAGCCAAGCGCAAGGCTCTGGAAGGCCGCGAGGAATGGCTGCGCGGCTACCTGAAGTCGAACATGGAGCGCTGCGGCATCAACGAGATCAAGGCCATCGACGGCACGTTCACCGCGAAGCTCGGCAAGGGCCGGCCGTCCGTGGTGATCGACGACGACAAGCTGATCCCGGATGACAGCGAGTTCGTGCGGTGGAAGCGCGAAGTCGACAAGACAGCCATCGCCGCAGCCATCAAGAGCGGGCAGGAAGTGCCAGGCGCTCACCTGGAAACACGGCCCACCCTTCGCATCGCATAACCCGGGCGCCCAGCGCGCCCTCCTCCCGGTACATCCCATGACATTTTGCAACCTAACCCCAGCGGGCCGGGCGGCTGATGCTGCCTGGCTTTCAAGACTCGTCGCCGAATCAGGCGTACCCATCCAGCAGGTCGAAGGCTTCCGCGAAGTGAAGCCCATTGAGCGCAAGCGCTGGCACGACCCGACGACCGTACTCAAGCGCCGGCGCGATCCGGAGCGGGAGTTGGCGGCATTCGCCCGCAGGGCACTGGAGCATATGGCATGAGATTCGGCGAAGCGATCGACGCAATCATTCACGCAGCGGCACAGGCATCCAGCACAGGGAAGCCATGGTGCGTAGTGCATGACAAAGACCGTTTCATAGCCGCGCCGCTAGGGCGCCTCAGTTCGGACAACCTGCTGGAGGTGTGCCAGCCATGAGCTGCATCGTGACGCTCTATTCAATCGACAACCGAGTGTCGCGGCCAGTTGTGCGCGGCACTGAGCCCCGGCGCCCTTCCAACTGGAGCGCCCGCGCGTGGTTCGTGCTGCCGAACGGCGAGAAGCACACCCACAGCGCGATGGCCCGCGGCGAAACAGTCACCGGCCTCGTCGCCTACATGGGCGCCCTGATCGACAGCCTGATAGCTGACCACGGCAACCAGGTATCTAGCGCCGGCTGGACGGCCACAACGCACGGGAGGCGGAAGAAATGAGCCCGCTGGCCGGCAGGAGGCGCACGGAATACCGGCACTGGACGCCGGCAGAGGACGCAACACTGGCAGAACTGTATGCCACCAAGCCCATCACCGAGATAGCAGCCTTGATGGGGCGCGGCACTGGCTCGATTCACAATCGCGTGTCGAAACTCGGACTGACGCGACCGGATGAGTTCAAGGAAATCACAGGCTGCGGCAGGTTCAAGCCTGGCCACCAGACATGGAACTCTGGCCGCAAAGGATGGCAGGCAGGAGGTCGGGCCAAGGACACGCAATTCAAGCTGGGTCACCGACCATCGAACACCTGGCGCCCCATCGGAGCGGAGCGCACCGACAAGGGCGGCATCCTCTACCGCAAGGTGGCGGACACCGGCAACAAGCGCACTGACTGGCGCCCGGTCCACGTGATGTTATGGGAAGAGCACAACGGCGCCGTGCCGACAGGTCACTTCCTCGTCTTCAAGGATCGCACCCCCGCCAACATCTCAATCGACAACCTCGAGCTGGTCACCCGCGCGGAGAACATGCGCCGCAACTCAATCGACCGCTATCCGCCCGAATATCGCCAGGCCGCCATAACGCTCGGCTGGTTCAAGCGGAAGCTCAACAAACTGGAGCAGCACCATGAACAACCTCAGTGATCTGCGCGCCATCCTCGGCAAGACGATGGAGGGCGTGCTGGCCGGCACTTACTCGATTGAACAAGCGAAGGCTATAGCCCAGGTCGCGGCTGAAGTAAATGCCACGGCGCGCCTTGAGGTGGACATGGCCCGCGCTACTGATGGCGACTTCCGAGGCTCTGGTTTCATTGACGTCGAGCCGCGCATTCCTCCGCGTGAGCCTCTTCGGAGGATCGCTCCGTGACTGATCGCACCTACACCATCACTGTAACCGAGCGCCAGGCAGCAGAGCTGCAAGAGGCCTGCGAGCTACTGGCGCGGATCAAGATCGGCCAGATCGACCACGCCATTGAGCGGCTGCCGGGCTTCTACGACCGGCGCGACTGGGAGCAGGTCCACGCCACGCGGCACGAGATACAGCGCCTGGCTAACACACTGATGCCGGAGGCCACGAAGCGCCGCGAGGATGGCGTTGCGTGGGATTTGTATCAGGTCATCCGGCATCGGCTGGCCTGGGATCGCGCGCATGACCTGGGAGTAATCCAGCCTGGCGAGCAACGTAAATGGCCCGAGATGATGGGCGTCTGCTACGACGAGCCACTGGCAATGAGCGGGCTGCCGCTTGCGACGATTGTGGAGCAACCAACATGACCCGCGAAGAAGCTTACGACCAGGTGGCCAAGATCGCAGCTGAGTACGCCCTGATTGCACAAGGCTTCGGCGGGGTGCTGACCATCGTTCACCCCGACACGCAGCGCGAGCACGGCATAGAAGCTAAGTGCCTTTTCATGGCCGGCCAAGGCCCATGGCCTGATGACGCAAAGAGCATTGGCATTGAGCCTGCGCTTGCCAGGGCAGAGCCCGTAGCGCGATGTGAAGATCAGCCCGACCTCTTCGCCCTGCTCGATGCCGAACAGCAGGAAGGTGTGGCATGACCTGGTTGGCGCCTGGGACCAGCCCCAAAAGATGATCGCATGAAAGTCCCAATCTATTGCCGCACAACAGGCCAACTGATCGGCGTATGCCAGTGCCTGAGATGCCAGCCACCCAAACAAGGAGCGAACGATGAACAAGCCAATCCACCCAGCGGTTGCTGAGCATGCGATGGAAGAGAACGAGAAGCTGCGCGAGGCGCTGCGCTGTATCGCAGACCTGCCGATGGACCGGTGCAGTACTGAAAACGACTATCGATTGTCTGCCGCGAAAGCAATCGCGCTCGGCGCCCTATCCCAGCAGGCCGAGCCAGCCACGGCGCAGGATGAGCTGCTGCCGTGCCCGTTCTGTGGCAACGCGCTGGAAGTATCGAAGCGTCGCTACAACCCGCACGCTCGCTGCGTGACAGAGAACTGCAAGGGCGCACAGTTGCCGCTGCTCAACATCGACCAGCCGGACGACGTGGCTCGCTGGAACACCCGCCCCGCGCAGACCGAGCAGCAGCCAGTTGGCTACCAGTTCCAGGACCGCGAAGGCGTCTGGAAACAGTTTATGAGCGAGAAGCACTACGAGGATACTTTGGCCGACGGGACCTGGCCGATCCGAGCAATCTACGCCGCCCCCATCGCGCAGACCGCCCCGCAGCCATCCGAAGAATCCCTTGTCCAAAACGCTAAGGCCCTGCTCGCGCTGGATGAGCGCGGGGCGCTCGCTCCGCACGGTATTGGCGGCCTGGCGCGAGAGGTCATCGAGAAGCTGATTGCGCATATAGAACGCACCACCCCCCAGCCTGAGCAGAGCGCGCTGTCTGGTAAGTGCTGGATCGAAGTTATCGGCGGGCGAGAAGGTCCGAGCATTTACATTGGTGATGGCGAGATTGCGCATCGCCTCGCTGGAAACAAACCATGGGGCGGCGGGCGAACGCTGCACAGCTTTAAGGTGGATGTCGCCGAACTGGTTCGCGAGGCTTCCGCCCTGGCCATCCAAGGGAGCAGCAAGCCATGAGCAAGGTATTGGTTGATCGGGAAGAGATCGAGGCCGTGCGGAACACGCTGGCGAATGGCGGCGGCGCGGTAGGCGTGCTGCGCTGGGCTGAATCGGTACTCGCAGCCCAGCCCGCAGAGGCGGAAGGGGTGAAACGCTGGAATGGCTTGAAGCTGGCAGCAGAGGTCGCCGAGGAAGATGGGCCTTGGGAGCCTCGTCTCGGTATGACGGATTGCGAAACGGCATTTGCCCAATCAGCCAGCCCGTCAAAGGTGCTGGAACTGATCGCCTCCCTGTCAGCCGTGACCGCCGAGCGGGATAGGCTGCGGGAGGTGGTCAACACCGCGAATGGATTCCAAGATGCGCTAGAGCGCCAGCGAGACCAGCTACGCGCCGAGGTTGAGGCGCTGCGGAAGGATGCGGAGCGGTGGCGCTACGTCAGCCTCCAGGGCGACGACACGCACTGGCTCAACCTGCTGCGCGTCGATCTGGAAGACTTCGGCGGCAACATCAATGCTGCGGTAGATGCGCTAATTGACGGCGATACGCCTGCCATGGCTGCGAAGGAGGCGTGAATGAATCAAGTTGACTGCTACGTTACCAAGGTTCTGTCGGAGCCGTTCGAGAAGTACGGCAGATGGTGGGTGAAAGTTGAATACGAAAGCTGGGGGCGTCCCGGCACTACCGAGCTTATGTTCGACAGCGCAGCCGAGGCCAAAGCCGTCGCTGAAGGCCTCCAGTTTCTAGCCTAACCCCCTAACCCCCTAACCCCCTAACCCCACCCAAACACACAGCCTGCCGGCGAGAGTCGGCGGGGAGGATTTGCACGCCATGAGCCTAGACGTTTCGCTTTTTGACGACGAAGACCGATGCCTGTACGACGCCAATATCACGCACAACCTGAACACAATGGCTGGCGAGGCTGGCATCTATGAACACCTATGGCGCCCGGATGAAATCGGCGTGACCAAGGCAGGTCAGCTGATCGAGCCTCTGCGCGCCGGCCTGGCTCAGCTAGTCGAGAGGCCGAGCCACTTCGAACAGTTCAACTCTCCTAACGGCTGGGGCCGGTACGTCCACTTCGTACCGTTCGTGGCGCGCTACCTGGAAGCGTGCATTGCCAACCCTGACGCTAGCGTGTGGGTAAGTCGATAGGAGATAGACATGCAGCACACAGACAAGGCGATAGCAGAGTTCGAGGCGTGGTGGGATAGGCAGCCGTTCCGCGAGCAGTTCGAGGACGTGAAGGACCAGATGCGCAATGTGTGGGTGGCATCGCGGCGGGAGCTGGTGATTGAGCTGCCGCAAAAGTTTCCGGCCAGCCCAAAGATCAGGCAAGACAGGAACAAGGCGATAAACGAATGCCGCGCCGCCATCGAAGCAGCCGGCGTAACGGTGAGGGGGTGAGGGATGGGCGCCATAGAGTTCCTGACGCATGATGAAGTGTGCGAGCTTACCGGAGCGCGCACAAAGGCCGGGCAGATAACCGTACTGAAGAAGAACGGGATTCGTCACACGATCAAGCTAAGCGGTTGGCCGTGCGTGCTCGCTTCGGCATTGACAGGCGAGCCGGCCAAGCCGCAGAAAGAAACTTTAACCTGGCAGCCGAGGAAGGCCGGATAAATGGGCAGAAAGCCAAGCAAGGCGGGAAGCATCGCCCGGTTCCGCGAACGGATTCGCGGGGGCCGGACGTATTACTACTACGACTTAGGCGGAAAGCCTCGAAAAGAATTGCCGCTCGGGACCGATTACGGGCTCGCGATTCAGGAGTATGCCCGGCTCGAGAAAGATCGTACTGCCTCAGCCATAGCGCGCGACGTGGTGACGTTCCGGTACGTGGCCGAAAAGTACGTCGAAGAGATCGTGCCGACGAAGAAGCCGGCAACGCAGAAGGACAACGTGCGCGAGCTGAAGCAGTTGCTGGCCTTCTTCGACGAGCCACCTGCCCCGCTCGATTGCATCGAGCCTCAGCACGTCAAGCAGTACCTGCGCTATCGCGGAAAGACCGCACCGGTACGCGCGAACAGGGAAAAGGCGCTGCTTAGCGCGATCTGGAACTTCGCTCGAGAAGCTGGATATACCAAGCTGGCCAACCCATGCGCCGGCGTAAAGGGATTCAAGGAGTCTGGCCGAGGCGTCTACATCGAAGACGACATGTTCCAAAAGGTTTATGCCGAAGCCGATCAGCCGCTGCGCGACGCGATGGACCTGTTTTACCTGACCGCCCAGCGCGTGACTGACACGCTGACCATGGACGAGCGGCAGATCAGGAATGATCACATTGAAGTGACCCAGGCTAAGACAGGGGCTAAGCGAAGGATCGCTATCACTGGAGAGCTGAAGGCGTTGCTAGATCGGATGGCGGCACGAAAGGCGGGCTACAAGGTTCGCTCGACGCGACTCGTAGTGCTGGAGAATGGGCAGCCGATGACCTACAGCACCTTGCGGAGTCGGTTCGATCTGGCGCGCGAGAAGGCGGGAATCGAGAAAGCGGCATTCCAGCTAAGGGATCTGCGCGCCAAAGCGGGAACGGACAAAGCCGAGTCTAGCGGAGACATTTTGAAGGCGCGGGACCAGCTCGGGCATACCACTGTCGTGATGACTGAAGCATACATTCGGGAGCGTCGCGGGAAGGCCGTTACGCCGACGAAATAATCGAATTGCGGAAACGATTAGGATTTTTGCGGAAATGGGTTTCATGCTATGAGCGCTGGAACCCGCATGAATACTGGTGCCCGGAGCGGGGGTCGAACCCGCATACCCTTTCGGATGAGGGATTTTAAGTCCCTTGCGTCTACCAGTTTCGCCATCCGGGCAAATGAGGAGCGTTACACGCGATGTTGCAAGCGGCGCAGGACTATAACCAGCCCTCCAGGCTCACGCAACCCGAACGAATGGCCTTTGCGGGCACGCCGGCAAAGCCGCTTCCAAGCCCGTGCGCAGGCCATAGTGCACTCGAAAAAAAACCCGCAAGCGTTAACTTGCGGGTTTTTCAACACTGGAGGCCGATGTCGGAATCGAACCGGCGTACACGGATTTGCAATCCGCTGCATAACCACTCTGCCAACCGGCCTCAAACGATAACGCCGCAAACTGTGGCGGCGTCATCGTCAACAAACTGGAGCGGGAAACGAGACTCGAACTCGCGACCCCGACCTTGGCAAGGTCGTGCTCTACCAACTGAGCTATTCCCGCATCGTCTTGGTGACGGGCGCCATTTTATATCTTCGTGACGGCGCGTCAAGCCTTTGATTAAAAAAGTTTTATTTCTTTTCCGTAGCGCTGAGATGGGGCCAGGCCGCCATCAGGTAATTGACCATCGACCAGAGCGTCAGAGCCGCCGCCACGATCAGCAACGCGTAGCCCAGGCCAACCCAGATGGTCAGCATCGGCGGATTGGCCAGCAGGATGACCAGCGCCACCATCTGTGCAGCGGTTTTCCACTTGCCCAGGTTGGACACCGCCACCTGCGCCCGCGCGCCCAGTTCGGCCATCCATTCACGCAATGCGGATACGACGATCTCGCGACCGATGATGATCGCCGCCGGCAGGGTCAGCCACAGGTTGGCATGTTCCTCGACCAGCAACACCAGGGCTACCGCCACCATCAGCTTGTCGGCGACCGGATCGAGAAAGGCGCCGAAGGGCGTGCCCTGCTCGAGGCGCCGGGCCAGGTAGCCATCGAGCCAATCCGTCACGGCGGC